ATTGCAATAGAGTTAGCACGGCGAATATTAAGCTCATTATGATTATCACGAGTCCGTTGAATAGCCCGTTCTCGCCGAAAAATACGGGAATATACATGAAATTGAATACTAAGGCTAACATAGGGATTACCCAGTATTTCAGATCCTTGTAATATACAATTGAATCACAATCAGCTATGCCGCGCGGAATACATTTAGAATCGTATAGGGCATAACTGTATATTCCGCCGATTAGCAGATATAATATAGGCCATACTATACCGAAGACATAATTTGGCGGGTTGAGCTCAGGCTTCTTCAAGTTCTTATATTTATCTTCTCCCCATTTTTTTCCATATATGGCGCCAATAGTCATACCAATAGCCAGCGGTGTAAATATTATAATATACCTAATGGATTTAATAAATATATCAATAGCGTAGCTATCTTCAAAACATATCTTGCTCCCCAAACAACTCTTATTTTTGGATACCATATCTATATATATTTACGATAATATAATATGATAATATGATAATAAAAAATGATATAATGATATTAGATAAAGATATATACAAAGATAAACGCGAGGATGGATATAACTCGTCATTTCGCGTATTTTAATGATTTAAATCTTGATCTACAAACTCTCATCTTATCTAAAATAAGGAATCCTATTAACAAAGATTTAGAAGCTGATATAATTGATTATAAGGAGTCCAGAGAGACTATTATAGCCGAATATGAAAAGAAAGGATATGATTATGATATTGATGGGCTCTTCTATATATATTATCAGATTGAAAACGATCTAATCAGGTTTTTCAACGATGATGTAGCTACAAACGACCTTATAACCGAAAATAATATTAGAAAATTAGAGAGGATTCTATCTATCAAAAATAAATTGGAGAAAAATAAAGATAATGTTATTACAAGCCTAATGAATAGCAACGATAATCTCAAGTTATTTTCGCGCATTAACATTCTAATCGGCGCTATGACTTGCGAAGAAAGGCGCCAATTCCTAAAATTATTCCCAACATAATATCATAATATCATCGTGTTCTTATTTTTACTGATATCTTTTATTAGCTTTTCAAGCTCTTCAATGTCTTCGGTGGTTGCTTCGGCATCATTATTATTTGACAGATATACGATATTATCAAAATATTCCAAGAGAATATAATATGAATAAATGCGATATAATTCTTCTTCATTTTTATTCTTGAATATGTGCGCAGTATTTTCGGCTCCATATTCTGCGATTACCGCCGCGATTATCTTGAATATCCCATATTCCTCTACAAAACGGCGACATACATTATAATCAAAAATATACCACGCAAGCGTATCAATAACATCGTGTTTATTTTTCTCATATACGGCAAATTGTTCGTCTGTTAGTCTATATTGAAACGGTATTACCACACCGTGCTTATTGAATATAATAGACGCTATTACGGCATTCAAATCTTCTGTTGCTTCTACGGCTTTAGTTGCGTTTATATAGTAATCGCTTTGCTGGTCAATAAATTCAGGTATCAAATATTCGTCATTGAGAATTTTGATAAAGCGGGCATCCATCATTATGTATAGTAAATATATAAATATATTCAATCAATTTTTTATATACCTGTATCTTATTTAGGCATGGGCATGGAGCAACCAAAGCTCACGCCTTTTCCTTCGGCATTTTCCTGAAAATTACAAACGAATGAGTACTCTGATTGACCGGAGTCCGCGCTACTGTTATTAGCTGCTCTTCTCTTGGCTCCCGCAAATGTCTCATAAAGTGTCTCTATTTTTTGATTCCAAAATAATGTAGATGATAACTGCAAATACATATAATACATCCAGAGCAATAGCATTATCCAAATAAGAACGACTGTTATATAATATTCTATATGTAATCTTGATTTCATCATCAAAATCAAATTAAAAGCGCTCTATAATACCCTAAGATATTTTTGTAAAAATTGATTTAACTACATGATTATTATTTATATATATAAAATATATAATCTGGGATATGTCAGAGACTTGTAAAGTTTCTGGATTTATCTATGCAAGGATGAATGAATTATGTGATATGCATGATTGCTATAAATTGGGAACGACGCGAAATATACCAGATAGAGAGGCAAACTATATAACTGGCGAAATAAATAGAGGTAGTTTCAAATATGTGTATGAAATACAAGGCTTCTGTAATGAAAAATGCGAGCAAATGCTATTTCAAGAGTTGAAACGCTTCAATCTATATAAAAATGCAGGCACAGAGTTTTACAGAAAGGATGCCGTAAAATACATAGAGCCCTTTTTTAACAAGTATAATATAAAATATAAAAAACTGTCGGCCATAGAAATTGCTAACCTTGTCCGCACAGACAGAGAATATATCATCAGTAACGAAAGCGATGACACAAAAACAGATAGCGAAACTGAAAGCAATACTGATAGTAAAGCTGATAATAACGATATCGATAACGATACCAGTAAGTATATCATAAGTAATGAGAACAGTAGTCGAGTTGCCGTAGGATATGATAGCAGAGCTTGTAGTGATATCGTTTATTGTGTCGCAAGAAATGATAGTACGCAATACAACTATTTAACTCACAATGATGTTGAAACAAAAATAATTTCAAGCAATGCATTAATGTTGAAAGAACCTTATAAATATCAAACAGATGTATTAGATAATATTCAAAACTATTATTCCCAAAATAATATTGGGAAACTTATTTGGGCATGTGGTCTTGGAAAAACACTTATGACACTATATATTATTAATCTTATGAAGTTCAAATCAATTATAATTGGCGTACCTTCTACAAATCTACAAAAACAATGGATTCAAAACATTCTAAATATGGGTCAAAATAAGGATAGTATTTTACTGATTGGCGGAGATGAATACGAAAATATTAAAAGAGCAGTTAAATATACAAGAGAAGATATTAGTATATTTATTAAAAAATACAAAGCTATATCATCGCCTGTATTTATAATATCTACATATCATTCGTGCAATAATTTAGTTGATGAAAATATTTGTGTAGATTTTAAAGTAGGCGATGAAGCACACCATTTAGTTGGTGTAGAAAATGAAAATAATAAGGGGTTTAGAAAGTTTCATAAAATAACATCGGTTAAAAGCATTTATCTTACAGCTACTGAGAAGATTATTGATACTGATAATGATACCATCGTAGAGAATAAATCAAATAAATATTCTATGAACGACGAAACTATATTTGGAAAATATATTGATATTAAATCTGTTAAATGGGCTATTGATAATAATAAAATAACAGATTATAATGTTCTTGTTATTAAAAATACTATTGATGAAGTAGATCATATAATTAGAAAATTAAAAATAAATGTAAAGGACAAGACTATATTTATATCGTGTTATATGTGTCTAAAATCATTAGAAAAATATGGTGATTTAACGCATATATTATTATATACAAATACAGTACAAGAAGCAGAACAGGCTAAAAAATACATAGATGATATATTGTCATTGAATATTATTTCAATAGATAAAGAAAAAATCTATAATAATGCTTTACATAGTAATAATAACGAAACTAAGAATAAACTCTTAGATAAAGAGATTAATAAGTTTAAAAATATGCAATACGGCATAATATCGTGTATCTATATATTTGGAGAAGGTTTTGATATGCCTAAATTAAACGGTGTATGTATAGCCAGTAATATGAAAAGTATAATTAGGATCGTTCAATATCTATTGCGTCCTAATAGATTAGAAAGTGGAAATCCTCTTAAAAAAGCATATCAAATAATACCGTATATAGATAATGATAATTGGGGAGAAGAAAATAACAGATCTTATGAAAATGTGAGAAATATTATATCGCAGATGAGAAATGTTGATGAAAATATAGAGCATAAAATAAAGGTATTGACACAAGAGTATGATAAAAAAGAAGATGCTGATAAAAAATATATTCAACCTAATTATAATAATTTTAATGAAAATGATAACGAACTATGTAAGCTAAAACTACGATTGCGTTATAGTAAATCCTTACATTCTAATTTTACAGAAGAGGAAGACGAATATAACTATGTTCGCTCTATAAATATTAGCTTAAATATCAAATCTAAATATGAGTATATCAATAGCGAAGATAAACACGCTAACTATATTTCTAACCCAGAAGATTATTTCAAATCTAAAGGAGTATGGAAAAATTGGTATCACTTTTATGGAAATGATACTAATAACTATGTATCTAAAGATGAACTTATTAAAATATGCAAGAAAAATAATGTAAGGTCTTCTGAAGATTATATTAAGCTGTGCGAATCGCACGAAGAATTGCCGAAAGAACCAGCGGAATATTATAGAGATTTTACAAATCTAAAAAATGAATTAGGTCTATTTAATAGAAGAAAATGAAAAAATATATAACATATAATATATATATGGAGTTAGTTAATAATAATCTATATTTTACTTATGATTTTCAATAAGTTTAATTAACTCCTCTTTTTTTTTATTAGAATATCCTTTAATACCCAGAGATTTACACTGTTCTTTTAGAGATTTTATTGAAGTACCTGATGCGACGCTTGATGCTACGCTTGATTTAATACTAGGTACTTTTTCTTCTTTAACTTCCGTAATTTCTTCAAATGTATCTACATTCTCTTTGGTTAATTCTATAATCGCTGAAGTTTTAGGCATCGCTTCTTCTGACAATTCTTTAATAAGTTGATTGTATAGCTTTTCTGCTTCTTTGACTTCTCCTTGTAGTTTTTCAATCTCTTCAAATATAGGTTCAAGGTCTTGAATAAGTTGCTTATTCTTGGGGATTTTTATCTTAAGCTTTAGGAAATTTATTTTATTAATACCTTGTTGTGCTGAACCATTAGCAAGATTAAATATTTTTAATTGATTATTTAATAACCAATTATTAATAAATTTTCTATATTCATTATTTTTGTGTATTAAAGTCCAACCATGATGATTTAAGAAAAATTTACCATACTCAATTTTAATACAATTTTCAGAAACACCATCCTTATTTATAATTAATTCATTTTCACGATTAAATATATTAATATAATTAGATATATTACCTCCTCCATACACAGGATATAACCCTTTAATCATTTTAGCTTTAGTAATATATTCTCCACTTTTTGTATCACATAAACTCCCTAATTCTACTTCTTCGCATTCTTCATTCTCTGTAATATCTTTAATCTTATTTTGAATATATTCTTCTAATTCTTTAATCTTATTTTGTTTGCTATTTTTCTCATCATATGGTTTAGATATCTTATCGACCCATTCTTGAATTTTTTGTTCTGATTTTGGGATAGGGATTTGAATATCTAATATATCAGTCAATGAGACATTTTCTTGATTTGAACCATTCCCGATATATTTATTTATATAATCTTGCATATAACATTTGAATATAGATGCGAAATAATATTTGTTAATTTTTTTAAAATCACGCAGTAAAGCACATCTTTGATTTAAATATTGTTTTTCATTATTATCATTAATAGCAATAGTACATAATGTTGGTTTTTTCCCTGTTAATGAAATTATTATATCATCTTTTTTAATTTCATACTTTTTATATTTATCGTCTTCTTCAATATAATTATTATTATTAAATAGTAATTTTTCATTTTTAATATGAGTAATAGTTATTAAAGGAATACCTGATTTTTTATAATCTGTTTTTTTAAACGCATAACCATTTGTACTTTCACACACATCCCCCAATCTTACCAATTCATATCCTTCGCCGCATACAATAACCTTCTTGTTATAATCTTTTCCATCCAAAGAATGTTTAGGATTACTCAATATTTCTTCTCTGCTTGCTACAGATACTAGTTTATCACTAACGCCCGAAATATCATCCTTATTTTGAACAATAAAGATGTTGCCATTTTTTTCTATAAATTTATCTTCAGTATATTTTTCAACAACTAAATCATAAAACTTAACTTCTCTTGTTTTTTCTTCAGTATTATCAAAGATAATAATTGATGTTTTTGTAGATGTATTTTCAAATTGGTCTGATGTAACACTAATAATTTCTCTTACATTATATTTTTCAATTAAACATCTTCTCAAATCTTTGTAAGAACAGTCAAAGAACACACCTTCTTTTAATACACCAATAGCTGTTCCTCCTACCTCTAAAATATCCATCAATAGAATAAGAGAACAGGCCTCTTTATTATTTCCCTTCAATTTATTATCGTGAGCATATTTTTGTATTCTACCGCTACAATTTTCCAAACATACCTTAGTCTTATTATTATCTTCTTTATCTTCTTTTTCTTGTTTTTCAATCTCTTTTAGTTGTATCTGTCTTGCTATTCTCACTCCTTCGTCAGTAACATTTAACAAATCCTTTTTAATATATTCTTTAATCTTTTCTCTTTTCTTTTGTGCCGTAGATTTCTTATTTTTATCCCCGCCATACGGGGGATTTGTGATAGGATATTTATATTTGGTATTATTAAACTCGTCTCTAAATGAATTTTTATAACATAAATTATTCATATTAGGCAATATACCAGTCAAACAGAATATTTCAAGTCCTGCTGATTTAATAACATCAGCATTCATATCAAAATGGTTAATTTTGTTAATTTCTGTTTCCCAGTTAATTTCTCCATTTTTATATTTTTCATTTAAATAATTTATATATCCTGTTGTAAAACCACCAGACCCTCCAAACATATCAATCATAGAAGATATAGTTCCATCATCATTGATACACGGGCTCAATTTATTTAGAGTATAATCTACAATGTGCCTATCTGTGAAATATGCTCCTAATTCACTTATAGCACTTTCATCTCTTCCAATAAAATATTCGTAAATTTTACCAGAAAGTAATACATTACAATCATTTTCAATTTTTGTAATATCATTAATTTCTATAACAAGATGCCTTAAAACGCTACCTTTCATATTTTTAGGAATTTCATAAAATAGTAAATCTTTAATTTCACTATCATTAATAGAATCAAGAACTTTGTCAAATATTAATTCAGCAAATTTTTCATCTGATAATTTTTCAGCGCTATTATCTTTAGCCTTTTCAAGTAGATATGAGAATTTGCATATATCGCTTAAACCTACTTTATCAACCAAGCCTTTCTCTTCAATCTTCTTAAGACCAAATAAGATATTAAAAACTTTGAGAGCATTCATTCCATATCCAGCACCATTATTTCTCAAATAATTATGGATATCATGAATCTTGTCGCGAAGAGCTTCCTTGTTAGAAATAATATTGATATTATCCGCCATCATTTGTTTATCTTTTTCAGAAGATTGATTGTCAATTTTTATATTATTATCATTTAAATTATAAATTACAGTTTCTAATTGTTCGCATATATCTTTAATACTTGTTGTATTATATTTATTTAACAACTGTTCTTCTGATAATTTTGATAATTTAAGTTCAAATAATTCATATTTATCTTTGTGTTTTTGTGTTAAAATATGAGTTTTATGGTGTGATATTTGGTCTGGTTGTGTTTTACAAATTCCGCAAGAATATGTTTTAGGTACTGCCATTGTCTATTTATATCTCTTAATATAGTAATATATTTAAATATTTATATATTTAACGAAAAAAATGTTAAAATATCAAATATTGAATAATTCTTTAAAATACTTCATTTAAAGTATAGGGTTTTTCTAATATTCCCGCGCATAGGCGGAGGAACCAAAAATGCTCTTTTTTTACCCGTTTCCTATAAAAATTGACTGGCTCCAATGCTTTTTTTAGCACAGCCTGTGCCCGACTGTCCTGAGTATATCCTCAGACAATCCCCCTGTAGTCTCCGCCTAGTCCCAGCGAAGTCTCAGCGAGTCCCAGATCAGAAAAGCCTCAGCAAGTCCCATAAAGCTCATCACTTGATTATTAGCACGATGAGTAGCAACTTCATTTCTGTTGAGAAAATGGCGGAAATCTC